AGTTTTTTATGATATGAAAGGGCTTAAAAAAAATAGTAGATCGTTTCTTAAAGACGGGCTTTTTATGTGTGCAATAGATCAAATATATTTGTACAAGAATAAAAAGAATTGGAAATCATTCGGCGATAGATGCTTTGTCGCTCCGGTCAAAAATAAAGACCCTTTTAGCAGCGATAAAACGGCTAGCCTTATTGGTATACTAAAAATAGGCAATAAGTCCTTAAAACGCGCTGGAATCAGTCCAGGAGACATAATTGGTTTTACACCTAATAGCGAATGGGAATTTGTTATAGACGATCAGATTATGTACTGTATGAAATCAAATGATATTGTTATAAAGTATGAACTCGATAGAAACGAAGAAGAATATAATAGCCGCTGGGCGGGAAGCAATTAAAGAATTAGTAAAGGTAGCAAAAGAAAAGATCGTTGACTCAGAAGAAGATATATCTGCTGACAGACTTAAAAATGCTGCCGCTACTAAAAAGCTTTGTATATTTGATGCTTTTGAAATATTAAGTAAAATTCAAGAGGAAGAAAGTATGATTGCTGAATCAAACAATAAAGCAAATAAACCTGCGTTTAAGGGGTTTGCAGAAGGGAGATCTAAGTAATGGCGTACGAACAAACTTTATACAGGGTTGTAAAAGATCATATTAAACCAGCTGTCATTAAAAAGAAAAACCGATATTCCAAATGGGAGTACGGATATAATGCTGAGTACGATACCGTTATAATTAGTAAAACAGGTAAGATTGGCGAGATCTATGAAATAAGTGGTATAATGATTGCTTTACCTAAAGCGGAAGGCGCAAAAGACCTAGGTGACGGCAAATGGAAAGCTGTAGAATACCCTAAGTCATTAAAAAAAATTAAAAGTGTTCAAGATTGGAACGCTTATCCAAATAGTTTTAAAGAACAATGGCACCCATATATAGATGAAGAATTTGAAAGACGCGAAAAAGGTTTTTGGTTTATTAATAAAGGTAAGCCTACTTACATTACTGGTACTCACTATATGTACTTGCAGTGGTCCAAAATTGATGTCGGATTACCGGACTTTCGAGAATCTAACAGATTATTCTACATATTCTGGGAGGCCTGCAAAGCGGATAGGAGATCGTACGGTATTTGTTACCTTAAAAATCGACGCTCTGGATTTTCATTCATGTCGTCGGGAGAAACAGTTAATTCAGCTACGATATCTTCAGACTCTAGATTCGGTATATTATCTAAATCAGGTGCTGATGCCAAGAAAATGTTTACAGATAAAGTTGTACCGATCTCGGTAAATTATCCTTTTTTCTTTAAACCAATACAAGACGGTATGGACCGTCCGAAAACAGAACTAGCATACAGAGTACCCGCTTCTAAATTTACAAGACGTAAGCTAGAAGATAACCAAGCAGCTCAAGAGCTTGATGGATTAGATACAACTATCGACTGGAAAAACACAGGTGATAACAGTTATGATGGTGAAAAATTAAAACTATTGGTTCATGACGAATCAGGCAAATGGGAAAAGCCAACTAATATACTTAACAACTGGCGAGTAACAAAAACTTGTTTAAGATTAGGTAGTAGAATTATCGGAAAGTGTATGATGGGGTCAACATCAAATGCTTTAGACAAAGGAGGCAAAAACTTTAAAAAATTATATGATGGATCAGATGCATCGGCTAGAAACAAGAACGGTCAAACTAAAACGGGCTTATACAAACTTTTTATTCCTATGGAATGGAATTATGAGGGTTTTATTGATCAGTATGGCTATCCTGTGTTTGATATTCCAACGAAAGAAACATTAGATCCTCAAGGTAATGTTATTACAGAGGGTGTTATACAACACTGGGAGAATGAAGTTGAAGGCTTAAAAGACGATGCCGATGCCTTAAACGAATATTACAGGCAGTTTCCCCGTACGGAACAACACGCTTTTAGAGATGAAGCTAAGCAATCTATATTTAATCTTACAAAGATTTATCAGCAAATAGATTACAATGAAGAATTGAAGAACTCTGCTATGGTTACCCAAGGTAACTTTCAGTGGGAAAACGGCGTTAAGGATACTAGAGTAATGTTCTATCCTAATAAAAACGGTAGGTTTTTTATTACTTGGGTTCCGGATCAAGAACAACAAAATAACTTAATAATAAAAAATGGCATTAAATATCCTGGTAATGAGCACATGGGAGCTTTTGGATGTGATAGTTATGATATTAGTGGTGTTGTTGGTGGCGGCGGATCTAACGGATCGCTTCATGGATTAACAAAGTTTTCAATGGAAGACGCTCCACCTAACCATTTTTTCCTTGAGTATATTGCAAGGCCATCAACAGCTGAAATGTTTTTTGAAGATGTGCTAATGGCTTGTGTTTTTTATGGGATGCCTTTGCTAGCAGAAAACAACAAACCTAGATTGCTTTATTATTTAAAGCGTAGAGGATACAGAGGTTTCAGTATAAACAGACCGGACAAAACATATAATAAATTATCTATAGCTGAAAGAGAAGTAGGCGGAATACCTAATTCAAGTGAGGACATAAAACAAGCACACGCTTCGGCTATTGAAACATATATAGAAGATTTTATAGGAGAAAAGAAAGATGGATATGGGGATATGTATTTACAAAGGACTTTAGAAGATTGGGCTAAGTTTGATATAAACAATAGAACTAAGCATGATGCTTCGATAAGTTCAGGGTTAGCTTTAATGGCTTGTAATAAACATAGGTATAATCCTAAAGGTATAACAAAAATTAAATCTTATTCTTTGGGTTTTAAAAAATATAATAACGAGGGGACTACTTCAAAAATAATATAATAAATGAATATAAGTACAAATACTAATAGCTCATTCCCGGATCAGGTTGTAAGTGATGCAGAGAAAGCAACGTGGGAATACGGGCTTCAGGTTAGTAGAGCTATTGAGCAGGAATGGTTCAATTACGGAGGAAGTGGTTCAAACCGTTATGCTACAAACTGGAATAATTTTCATAATTTAAGACTATACGCCAGAGGAGAACAAAGTGTGCAGAAGTATAAAGATGAATTAGCTGTTAACGGTGATTTGTCTTATCTTAATCTAGATTGGAAGCCAGTTTCTGTACTAACTAAGTTCTCTAATATTGTTTGCAATGGTATATCTCAAAAAGAGTTTGATCTTAACGCTTATGCACAGGATCCAGAATCCATAGCTAAAAGAACAAAGCAGCAGCAGGCTATATTATATGATATGACGATGCAGCAAGACATCGCTATAGCCGCTCAAGTGTTTGGCAAAGATATATCTAAGTCAGGCATGGACAACCAACAACTCCCTGATACACCGGAAGAGCTGGAATTGTTTTTACAGTTAAAACCTAAAACGGCTATCGAAATAGCCGAAGAGGAAGCTATTAACGCTGTTTTAGCAACCAACGAATTTGACCTTACTAAGTCCAGAATAAATCAAGATTTAGTAAACATAGGAATAGGTGTTACAAAAACCTCTTTTAATCCCGCTGAGGGAATTGTGGTAGATTATGTTGATCCTGCTTATTGCGTTTGGTCTTACACAGAAGATCCTCACTTTGGCGATATATATTACGTAGGTGAAGTTAAATCTATAACTATACCAGAGCTTAAAAAAGAATTTCCTAATATATCAGACGAAGAGTTAGAAAGAATTCAAGACATGCCCGGCAATCGAAGAATGATTCGAGGCTTTGAAAGCTATGATTACAATACTGTTCAAGTATTGTATTTTGAATACAAAACATATACCGACCAAGTTTTTAAAATAAAGAAAACAGATTCAGGTTTAGAAAAGGCAATTGAAAAAACTGATCAGTTTAATCCTCCTCCAAACGACAACTTTGAAAGAGTTTCAAGATCTATAGAAGTATTATATGAAGGGGCTAAGATAATTGGTACAGATATAATGCTTAAATGGGAAATGTCAGAAAATATGACACGGCCAATGGCTGATACTACTAGAGTAGAAATGAGTTATTCTTTGTGCGCTCCCAGAATGTATAAAGGAAAGATACAATCTTTAATAAGTAAATGTATAGGTTTTGCGGATGTAATACAATTAACTCATTTAAAAATGCAACAAGTTCTATCTAGAATGGTTCCGGATGGTATCTTTTTGGACATGGACGGGTTAGCTGAGGTTGATTTAGGTAACGGAACAAACTACAATCCAGCCGAGGCATTAAATATGTATTTTCAAACTGGTTCTGTTGTAGGTAGATCGCTTACCCAGGAAGGGGATATGAATAGAGGTAAAGTTCCTATTCAAGAACTAAGCTCTTCTAATGGCACAGGCAAGATACAGTCTCTTATTACAGCATATAATTACAATATGCAAATGATTAGAGATGTTACCGGATTAAACGAAGCAAGAGACGGCTCTTTACCTTCTGCTGATTCATTAGTTGGTCTACAAAAAATGGCTGCTAATGCATCCAATGTAGCTACTAAGCACATACAGGACGCTAGTCTTTTCTTAGCGCTTAGCACTTGCGAAAACATTTCTTTAAAAATAGCTGATGTACTAAATTTCCCTCTCACTAAAAATTCTTTAATGAACAGCGTATCTACCTTTAACGTAGAAACTTTAAAAGAAATGGAAAACTTAAATCTTCATGACTTCGGAATATACTTAGAAATGGAGCCTGATGATGAAGAAAAAGCTGAATTAACAGCTAATATAAATACCTCTTTGCAACAAGGCGGTATTGATATAGAAGACGCTATTGATATACGTGAGATTAAGAATCTTAAGCTAGCTAATCAAATGCTAAAGCTTAAACGCAAGAAAAAGTTAGAAAGAGAACAAGCTGTAGCACAGCAAAATATTCAAGCTCAAGCAGAGGCAAATGCTCAAGCTTCTGAAAGAGCGGCAATGGCTGAGGTTGAAAAACAACAAGCTCTTACGTCTGAAAAAGTTTCTATAGAGCAAGCCAAGTCTGAATTTGAAATACAAAGAATGGAGAGAGAGGCTCAAATAAAAGCGCAATTAATGGCTACTGAATTTGAGTACAATCTGCAACTAGCTCAAGCGCAAATAGGCGCTACTAAACAAAAAGAAGCTGAAATAGAAGACCGTAAAGATAAACGGGTAAAAATACAAGGCACTCAGCAAAGCGAACTTATACAACAAAGACAAACAGAGGGTATACCTAAAAACTTTGAGTCACAAGGTAATGATGTGATGGGAGGATTTGATTTGTCTTCATTTGAGCCTAGTTAAATAAGTATTTAATAATTATATAATATTATATCATGAATGAACAAGTAAAAACGGAAGGATCTTTTAAGATCCAATCTAAGCCTAAGCTAACTGACGAACAGTTGGCGGCTAAAAACAGGGAGCCTTTAATCGATGTTCCAAGTAATGTAACCCGAGTAGTAATTCCTAAAGAAGAAAAAGATGCCGTTCAAGAGCCAAGCTCAGATGGTGTGGATGAGAATAAACAAGCCGAAGATGTACAAGAAGTGGAGGAAGGAACATCCGAACCAGTCATTAAAGAGATTACCGAAGAAAAAGAAGTAGAAGCTAAAGCTCCTGCTATTGAGCCACCTCTTACTCAAAATGATTTACCAGAAAATATAACTAAACTGGTAGATTTTATGAGAGAAACAGGTGGGACTATGCAGGACTACATAAGATTAAGCACTAATTATGAGGATGTTGATAGAGATGTTCTTGTAAAAGAATATTATAAAAGCACTAAACCTCATTTGTCACAAGAAGAAATCGATTTTATGATCGAAGATACTTTTGCATTTGATGAAGATATTGATGAAGAGCGAGACATCAAAAGAAAAAAACTCGCATATAAAGAAGAGGTTTCAAAAGCACGTAAGTTTTTAGAAGATACTAAGGAAAAATATTATGACGACATCAAGTTGAAGTCGCCTAGTCTTTCGGAGGATCAACAAAAAGCGTCGGACTTTTTTAATCGATATAAGGAGGATCAGGAAAGAAACTCCCAAAACCATGAGAAGTTTAAAACTCAAACTGAACAATTATTCAATAAAGATTTCGAAGGTTTCGATTTTAGTTTAGGAGAAAAAAAGTTTAGGTATGGAGTACAAAATGCTGCTCAGGTGGGAGAAAAACAATCAGACATCAGTAATTTCATAGGGAAGTTCCTTGGGGAAGATGGCACGATTAAGGATACTAAAGGGTATCACAAGGCTTTATACACAGGAGCGAATGCTGATAAAATAGCAAATCACTTCTACGAACAAGGCAAAGCAGATGCTATTAGAGATGTTGTAAACAAATCTAATAATACATCTACTGAAGCTAGGAAAGCAGCACCAGTTGAAAGTGCTCGTTTTGGTGCGTATAAAGTCAAATCAGTTTCTGGAGCGGACTCCGCAAAATTGAAAATTAAAAAGTTTAAAAACTAATAACAATGAGTTTATTACCACAATTTGGGAGCATAGTCCCATCACAAACACAGCAATTACTTGCTACAAACTATTTACAATGGAATAACAACGGCGGAGGCGGTGGAGTTCCTACTAACTTTGCTGATTTTGCTCAGCAATATTTACCAGAAATCTACGAAGCAGAAGTAGAGCGTTACGGAAACAGAACGTTATCTGGATTTTTAAGAATGGTTGGTGCTGAAATGCCAATGACATCTGATCAAGTTATTTGGTCTGAACAAAACAGATTACACATCTCTTATGCTGGGGCATCTCAAGCTAACGGAGCTGGTACATTATCTGTAATTACTCTTAACCCTGGCGCTGTTGCTGGAGTTAGCAATGTAATTTCAGTAAATGACACTGTTGTTGTTTTAGATCCAGCTACTGGATTAGAAGCTAAAGGTATTGTAACAGTATCTGTACTTGGTGCAGCTGGAACAATTACTATTCAGTCTTTTGCCGGAACAACTTTGACTGCTCAAGGCTTCTCTGCGACTGGATTAAAAGTATTCGTTTACGGATCTGATTATTCTAAAGGAACTACATTAGCTGCTGGCGGCGCTGGAAACTCAGCTGCACGTACTAGTGTTGAGCCCGTATTAACACAGTTTTCTAACTCACCAATCATTATTAGAGATCAGTACGTTGTATCTGGATCTGATACTGCACAAATCGGATGGGTAAACGTAGCGACTGAGGACGGAACTGACGGATACCTATGGTATTTGAAAGCTGAGTCTGAAACACGTTTACGTTTTGAAGATTACTTAGAAATGGCAATGGTAGAAGGTGAATTAAATGCATCTGCTCTTAACCCATTAACTCAGCCAGGAACACAAGGTTTATTTGCTGCTATCCAAGATAGAGGTAATGTAGAAACTGGGTTCACAGCTGCTAACGGATTAAATGAATTTGATGCTATCCTTAAAAACCTTGACACTCAAGGAGCAATTGAGGAAAACATGTTATTCTTAAACCGTCAAACTGCTTTAGACTTTGATGATATGCTTGCAGCTATTTCTAGCGGAGCTACTGGAGGTGTTGCTTATGGATTATTTGAAAATTCAGAAGACATGGCACTTAACTTAGGATTCAGTGGATTCCGTAGAGGATCTTACGACTTTTACAAAACAGATTGGAAATACTTAAACGATGCTTCTACACGTGGAGCAATCAACGGAGTTAATTCAATCGAAGGTGTATTAGTACCAGCTGGAACTTCAACTGTTTACGATCAAGTTTTAGGAACTAACATTCGTCGTCCATTCTTACACGTACGATACAGAGCTTCTCAAACTGATGACCGTAGAATGAAATCTTGGTTAACAGGATCTGTTGGAGGTGCTAGTAATTCAACTCTTGATGCAATGGAAGTAAACTTCCTATCTGAAAGATGTTTGATTACTCAAGCGGCTAACAACTTTGTACTATTCAAAGGAATCTAAGGATTTTAATACTAGAGGTGAGGGCCTTCGGGTCCTCCCTTTATTTTTAACTATTTAATTATATTATATTATGGCAAATAAAAAACCAGCAGCTAAAAAAGTTGCACAAGAAGAACAAATTGTAGAAGCAGCCCCAAAAGTGGCTGTTGAAAAACCGGTTGCAGAAGCACCAAAAAAACCAGCAAAACCTAAATGGGAAATTAAAGATAGGCTGTACTACTTAGTAGGTAGACACACCCCTCTTACGTTAACTATTCCAGGTAAGCATACTAGAAAACATGCGCTGCTATATTTTGATGAAGAAACTGGTACACAAAAAGAAATTAGATATGCAACTAACCATGATTCGCCTTTCAAAAGCGAACAAGAAGGAGAAGCTACATTAGGACATATTATGTTTAGAGATGGGGATTTACGAGTTCCTAAAACACAACAGAATTTACAAAAACTACTTTCATTATATCATCCGTTAAAAGGAAGAATCTACGAGGAATATGATCCTGTTGAAGAAGCTTATGACGAT